CGGACCGCCTGACGGACGGCCTCTGCCTGTGCAGGGTCGCCCGAGGACATGCCCAATGCCGTCAGAGCAGCGTCATAAGTGTCCGCGCTCGAGACGTAAATCGGCTGGTCCGGGGGCCTTGGATCTTGCATGTCCTGCCCTGCGGGCAGACCCATGATGCCTTCATTTTCCATAGGTGTCCTTTCCAGTTTGTGCCAATGACCCAACAAGGGGTCGCGCGCCGGGAAAGGACGCGAAGATGGCTCTGATTATGGGGTAAGTTGTCAAGGGTTGTCCACTTGTCACGAGCGGTCGATTTCTAGGTAAGAGAGGTAGAAGTGGACCGTGGCAATGCTGGCCTCGATCTGAAGTGAATCCCCCGCCTCGAGCACGCATGGGATGCCGTTAAAGACATCAAACGTGCAGTTCACAGAGAGGGATCTTGCCTTTTGCAAGTAGTACGTCGTGCCCGTTCCGATATGCGTCACCGTGATCGCGGCGACCCCGGTTCCCGCGTTCGTAACACGCAGCGAGCGGATGATCGCGGCATTGGCCGCGGGGACGGTGTACAGCGTCGACGGGGTAGCGGCGGCGGGGATGCTGACTTTTCTAAAATACTTGTTGGCCATGGCGTATCCCTACTGCGTGAGATCGTAGAAGGACAGCGAGCCGACCGCATCGCCCGTTGTGGCGCCAGAGACCGTACGGATCGCCACGGTATAGATGTCGCTGACCCCGGCAATCGTCGCGCCTAACTGCAAGTCAAAGTTATAGGCTGCGGGGAATGCGGTATTTGAAACACCAGCGGATCCAGAAGCCGTAACGTAATCTGTCTGCACAATAGAGCCGCCGGTTGTTGCTGTAGCTGCGACATCAAACTCGACGTTAGCATCAGTAGATACGGCCGACCAAGACGCCCCGGTTAGCGTTGGGTTCTTGATCAGCGCCACTTCGTAGTTCTGGCTCGTAGTAGGCAGCACCTGAATGCGATTAGGCAACACAACAGCCCCAAGTGCCGTAGAAGCCAGTCGAATAGACACTAGCGGCAGGAACGTAGTGCCGATCGTGCCTAACACTGTGGTGCGACGCGCCACATGGTCAATCGACGTCTGCTCAAAGCCGCCTTCAGAAACCACCGAGCAGCAGATCGACTTCATGCTCGCTGCCACCGCAGAGGTAGCCGATGAGATCTCATAGCGAACAGGCAACGTGGCGGTGGTCATGTATACCGAACTGCCGAAGACGTTGGCTGTGTTGAACGTATGACAGACGATGTATTCGCCGTTAATGATGAACCCACAACGCACCGATCCCACACCGAGCCATTCAAAATCCATCCACAGAATCTGTGGCTTGGTGAGGTCCAGCGTGAGCCCGCTCGCGCCAGTGCCGTTGAGCTTGTCACCGTTCCAGTCGGCCTGGTTCGCGAACCGTGCATCGGAGGGGGAACCTGACGTAGAGGAGCGCATGACGAAAGACAGCGTTGAGCCGTTCTTCTTGAAGAACACGCCGTTACTTGCGTTGAAGTACCCCACCTGTTGAGTGAGGTTGGCGCTCGTGCTGCTGTCCATGACGAACGTCGCAAGGACCAAAAGACCTTTACCCGGCTGATACGGGAACGAGCGGTATGACTGACGGATCACGGAGCCCACGCCGGCCCCCGTAACCTCCATCTTCACAGCGGCTTCATTGGATAAGAACGTCGTCGTGCCCGTTCCAGTAAGTGAAACGTCAAACTGATTGTCTGCCGCATAGCGATTTTGGCTATCAAACAGCGTGTATGGCTGACTAACGCGCAAGCGGCCGAAGGCGTCGACGTTCGTCCCGCCAATGGAAACAGGGGTTGGGGTGCCGCTCATGTCTATCGATCCTCCACCATCCCCATGCCACGCGTACGCCGAATCTTTGTCTTCCGTGACTGTAGGGGAATAGGTGTTATTAAGCTGAAAAATAACCTGTTCTAGCGAACGAACTAACTGGTCAAACTGCTCCTGACTGTAATTAACGGCCGCTGCGTTAGGCAGACGGACGTTGAAAATCTTACTCATCTCAAGCCATCCGGCTGGATATCGACACGCATCGTGCCGAAGCGCCAGTTGGTATCAATCTCAGAGCTCTCAATCTGCAACGCAATCTGTCGCCCGCGCGCACGCGTGTCCACTTTGTCCGTGCCCGGCGCGATGACGTACGGATCGAGCGAGCTCGGCGTCGCAGCGACCTGCGGATACAAGCGCAACAAGAGCCGCACCGTGAGATTGCCCTCTTGGTTCTTGAAGTCCGGGATAAAGCGCTTCATGAAAAGCACCTGATCGCCATCGCCGATGTCGAAGTATCCCGATTTGACGTACGCCAGGATCGGATCGCCGTTGCCGTTCTTGCCAAACTCCTGGTTGTAGAGCACCGCACGGCCCGCCGTGAGTCCGTAGATCGTGCTAATCGTCGACTCCGTGCTGTCAACGTCGTACTTGGTCGCCATCGGGTAGGCGTAAGTGCCCAGGTCCACCCAAGCGGAGCGAGGCATAGTGCCCACGGACCACACTTGCTCGAGGTAGTTGTAGGTCACGAAGCGATCGATGTAGTCGTTATCCGCTGTGCAGTACCACCAGGTCACTTCGTTGAACTGCGTGTTGATTCCTACGTGCACTTTTTGCGCTTGCGTGAAGTTCAAGTCCTTGAACACGTAGTCCTGCACCGTGCAGGGAAGCTTCTTGACCACACCGTCGAACACGAAGAAGGCGTCTTTGCTCATCCAATACGCCACACCGTTCACATCGGCCGACGCATGAGGCCCGATCAGGCCGCAGTTGGCTCCGAGCTGTTGGAAACCAAAGGTATACGGCGGTCCGAGGTACTGCATGCCGTGCAGCGACGTATCCGTCCAGATCAGGATTTGTCCGCGCGAGCGAAGCGCCGAAACAATGTAGTTTCCGTCTGTCAAACGCTGGCCACCGGCTGTATTGGTCGCTGTCGCGACAAACGTGTTGATGTCTTCTTGGTTTGAGAAGCGCACAAACATCGGATCCTGGGACGAAGGCGTCCCGATGGTCGATTCCGTGCCAAAACAGATTAAATGTCGGTCAGGTGTCGACACCAACGCGTATTTGCTCTTGGTCGGCGCACCAGAAATAGCGGTCGCACGCACACCAATGCCCGTACTCGGCAGCCACTCATAAATGCCGCCGTCAACGACCTGCATGATGAGGTTTTCGCCGTAGTTATCGAACTGCCAGACGCGGGAGAACAGAGCAACCGAGGCAGAGGGCGGTCGCGGAGTGCCCCAAGTGCTCAAGCCCCACGTTCCAGTGCCCCAACCGAAGTCCGAGTAGCTTACATCCGACCCCGTGTTGATCTGGTAGGTCGCCGTGGCCGTGCCTGCCGCCGTGGCGGTCGAGGTCGCGCTGGTCGGCGCTTCGATGGCGTACTCATTGGCGTTTAGAACCTCAATAATCTCAAACTCATTGTTCAAGTCCGCGTTCGGAATGCCTCCGGGGTTGCCGGACGTCGCGGAAAGCGTGACAAAATCGCCTGTAATCGCCCCATGACCGCTGTCGTTAACCACCACACGGGTCAATCCGTTCGTTGTGTCAAAGGTCACGCCCGTGTTGGTGTCCCGAATGGGCGTAATGTCCGCCCAAGTGCCGCCGTAGTAGACGTAAACCTTCTTGTTTGTGCCGACGGCAACGTACGGTGAGCCATCTAGGTCTGTCCAGGTGAAAACCTCGCTCGGCATGCCCACCAAATAGGTGGTTGTTTCGCCAAACGGCGCCCATCCGCCTACTTTTTCAGGCAGTCCATAGCGAAAACGGACGTAATCGGAGTCGATCCATCCGCCTTCCGCGCCGTATTCGGTGTTTTGCTTGTCTACACCCGGCTTTAAAAAGAGTCTAAGTAGTGGCATGGGCGCATCCTACTTGATTGGACCGCCGACGAGCCATGCGTCACAGGTCCGATCGCCAGCGCACTTGAAGTGAAAGAGTTCGCAGTACCCGAGATTGGCCGCCGCGACCACATCCGGGGCATAGTTTTCATGCTCCTCGCTCGGATCCTCGATGCCGTTTTCGATACAGGCAATCATCTGCGGGGTCTGGATGAACGCCGCGCAGTTGCCACAGCGGGCCTTCTTGGCCTCACGCACCGTGGTCTGCCACAGCTCGGCCTTCTTGTCCCAAAAAGCACGCGACTCGGACTCCGGGTTCAACGGCCCGTAGCCATACTCCTCGATCGCATTGTTGCGATTCTTGAGGTTGACATGGATATCCATCGTCGCTTCCGGGCAGCCCTTCTGGCCACGCTCGTACGACTTACGAATCTCCTGTCCAATCGCGTCCTTTTTGACACTCGC